CTTATCTGAAGAAGTTAGAGGAGACAAAGCCTGTGATCTTTTGTGGAGATCTTAAAGAATCACAACCATCACTGACACAAGAAGCTAAGCCGAAAAAGAAACCAATCATAATCTGTGGAGACTTTAACGTTGCAGCGACCGAAATAGATTTAAAGAATCCGAAAAATAATGTCAAAAATGCCGGATTTACACCGGAAGAACGTGAAAAGTTCAAGACATTACTTGACTCTGGATTCACAGATTCTTATCGATATTTACACCCAGATACAGAGAAGTATTCATGGTGGAGCTATCGATTTAAGGCAAGAGAAAGGAACGCCGGATGGCGTATCGATTATTTCTTAACATCTGATTCTATCAAAGATAAGATCAAAGATGCGGAGATCTTAACCGATGTCATGGGTTCCGATCACTGCCCAATTGAATTAGATATAGACATTTAATCCTTCAGGAAAACGTCTAATATAAATTCTGTATTATTATCCCTGCTATATTCAATGGAGCTGATAATGCTTTTTAGATAAGTGTTTTTAATATCAGCATCAAGTGTTGGATCTAGCAGGGATTTTAATGCATCTGATAAGCACATTATTTTTTCTTCGTACTCATCTCTCGTAGGTATGGAGTCTTCCAGATGATCCATTTGCTTTTGAATAGATTCAATACGTTCTTTATTAACGAGCTTTCGTCTAGTAAATTCATCATCAGTCAAAATGCCATCTTCCCAGGCATCAAACAGCTTTGGCAGTTTCTTTTCTTGCTTTATTAATTCTTTTTGCAAAGCTTCTAATTGACTAAGGATGTTGTTTTCATCAACAACTGGGAGATTGTCTATCTTCATCTCAAAATTATCAATATACAGTTCTAGAGCGTGAGCAACTGCATTCATGACATCTTTTAGCATAGCAGATTTTACATTACATATCTGCGAAGATTTGTGTAAGATACGGGGTGGAGTGTTAGGACGTTTATTATATCCCTGATAAATCATGGCCTTTTTGCATTTGGCGCAGATTAATATGCCAGCAAACGGATTCATTAATTTAAGGTTTGCTTTTGTCTTGTCTGAGTGAAAACGTGCGGCAGCAGCATGGAATGTGATTTCATCAACGATAGCTTCGTGTTTTCCATCATATAGCATGTACTGTTCTGTATGATTTGAACGCGGCCGGCTTTTTACCAGTTTACCATCTACCATTGTTTTTGTTTGCATTCGATCATTCCAACGAACTTTTCCAGTATATGTAGGATTAGTTAGTATTGTCTTTACTGTACCAATAGCCCATTCGGCACTGCCGGTATAAGTAGGAACTCCTAAACTGGTTAATCTTTTGCAAATCTTACCAGGAGTTAAGTGTTCTTTTACAGTCCATTCAAAGATATTCTTAACGATCGGAGCTTCTTCAGGGTTTGGAACAAGGGTTCTTCCTGTTTTTGTTTTTAGGATATCGTATCCGTATGGTCGATAGGATCCCATGTAATTTCCTTCAACAACGGCCTGAAGTTTTCCACGCATCATTCTTTTTCGTATCATTTTATATTCTCTGCGAGACATAAATAATTCAAATTCCATATACTCTTCATCATCCGAACTTTGTACAATGTCATATACTTTGGTAGGTGTAACTACCAAAACACCATTATTATTATTGGAATACCGTAGGCAATCCATGATGATTTGTGCATCCCCTTGGTTTCCACGAGATAATCTTGTAACTTCTACGACTAAGATTCCCTTCCACATACCGGCATAGCAATCATTGATCATACTTTGGATTTCTTTTCTGGCGGAAATAGTTTCTCCAGAAACAAGTTCACGATAGATATTACCGATTGGAAGCCCAAGTTTTACTGCTAATTCTGTTAAGATTCTTTCATGCCTTGCTAAAGTTTCGCCTTCTCCAAGCTTTTCAGCTTCGGCATCTGCACGACTTTTTCTTAAGTAAATGCAGAATTGATCTGATTTTTTTAGTTTTCCTAACTGATTTCCTATGTTCATATACCATCATTCCTTTCCATATTTTGATTATTTGGGTACAAAAAATACACTTCTTGCAAAGTGTAGGTTAAAAATGGTATACTTTAACTGTTGGGGAAAAGTACACATCTAACCTATAGATGCAAGTAGTTTTTCTTTTTAATCCGTCCAGTTGCAGCTGGGCGGTTTTTTTATCCATTTTCCTGATATCAGAAAATGGTATTTAGCAAATTGTTTTAACGTATGAAATCTTAAGTTGTTGGAAGATAACATATCATGGTTTAATCTGTTTCTTTACAACATCTTTTGCAAGGGGTGTATCCATTATCAATAGCTCTTTGAGCAGAAATTTCTAATGGATGTTTAATGCCACTGCAGTAAGGATCTTGATGGTATTTATCGGAGGTTCCTGTAATCCATACGACTTTTTCTGGTTGAATATCCATATTTAAAATCTGACCAAGATAAGTCGCATCTTCAGGAAATTCTCGACAATGTCTATTCACTTCATGAGCGACCGCGCTAGAAAGATCATCAAAAGGTTTTGTATACTTTAAACCACTTAAAATAAAGAGAAGTTGGTTCAGTCCTTTTGGTAAAATATCTTCAGAAAGATCCGCACCGAAATTTTCTAAACGAACATTGCTATCAGATCGATAATTATAAATTCTCCTACCATGGGCCGCTAAATTTCTGTAATCCAAGCAAACAAAAAGTGTATCCATCATTATTAATTTTAAATTATCTATGGAAAAATCGGTGGAATCAACATCATATAAGTGATATACCATCTGTTCTTTTTCATGGGGTTTAAAAAAATTAATGAAATTTACAATCGTACTGAAGTATAGATTCTTAAAAAGAATCCAAGGTGGAATGATTCCATGTACTTCGCGGTAATGCGATACTGGTGGTTTATTACTATTTAAAGAACTTTTAATTTTAAATATTGTGTTTCGTAATGAAAATTTAGGGTTCCTTCTACGTTTATCCCTATAATTTCTAAAATTTAGATAATCATCCTGATGCGTACCGAAGGATTGCGCAACAACATCAGCAGCGGATGCTTTAATATGTTCCTCTAAATCTAACATTGATGCAATAACGGCATTTCGTAGATTTTTATCGAACATATATAAAGAAAGTATTTGATTAAAAGTTATTCCTGACCTATAATGCAAACCGTTTGTATCAGTATATATGTAAGGGGAACGATAACCTTTGATAAGATTAAAATATCCAAAGATTTCAAGATATTCTTTTGCAAAATCATCATCCTCAATTATTAGATTTTGTTGTTTTAATTTTTCGATTTGTTCTTCAACTGAAGAATATAAAATTTCACTATTTGTATTATCCATAAGTATCTCCTAACGCAAAAAGAGCCTCGGAATACTTTCCAAGGCTCTCGCGTGCGGCCGGAACACCAGCCATTCGCTAATTAGCTACATTATAAGTATATTCGTATTCCTTGTCAAGTATTCTTGTTAAAATTATTAAAAAATTTTTTAAAACTCCGACAAAAAGATTTCATCTGTTTCATTCAGGCTATGTATATATCTGATAACAAATATTTATTTCTAATTACTCATTTGTTTTCTGAACATAACTGCCCGCCATCACGAGAGAGACAGTGGTACCGCCACTAACATTTTCAAAGCTTGTCATACCTACAGGTACTCCGTAAACTTGAACGGTATCATCTTTGTATATATCTAATGAACCAACATATATCACATAATAGTAATTGTAGTCGCTATCATTCATTTGTATTTCTGTAACCGTATTGTCACCTTTTCCAGATTCTTCAGTTTTGATTACATAACATTCTGGAGTTTCCATTATCTTATCCCCAAATTTGTTCTGATTTTTTTCAACTTTCTTGTATTCAATAGAAGAATCCATATATTTTTTTACATCGTTTACTTTTTTGACAGAACATACTTCTGGATGGTCATTCAGAAAACTTTTTGCTTTCGGACTGATAGTAAAAGGAAGCTGTTCACTATTTTGACCAATATATTCAAACCAGTCGCCTACCCCATCGATATTAGATGCAGCATCAGTATTTTCTTCTGAAGTTTCTCCAGTTGTAGCAGAAGCTTCAGTTTTTTTACTTTCTGTAGTAGTGCTATCAGAAGAAGAGCTACTGCCACATCCGACAAGTGCAAAAGACATTGTTGCTAATACCCCTACTGTTAATAAAAATTTTTTTCTCATAATTTTTTCTCCCTACGTATAAAAAATATGTTATAATGTTTCTTGTATAGAATTCATATTTAATATGATAGGAGTAGCGGCTACTTATTGCAGTAAGTGGTCGCTACTTGTATTTTAAACCAGTTATTAGCATTTAACAATTTAGTAATTATTAAGTGCAGCTTGTGCTTGTAATTCGCCTTCTTGCAGCTAATAGGATTGACTAAGGAAGCTCTTCAGCTAGCTGATTGAAATCAGGGTGCTCCCAAAAAGGATCTTCGGGAGGTTCTAAAGCTAACTGCTCATTACTCTTTGGATTCGAACTAGGAGGATAAAGTTCCTGATCCCAGTCCTGTAAGAAGCCCTGATCGTAAAAAATAGATTTATTTCCAGATATAGGACAATATCGTGCGTTAGTTGGTAAGATCGTATTGTAAATGCAATTACCGATATAATTACAATTGCCGATACATCGGTTTACAAGGCAGGATCCACAAATCTGGCAATATTCACCCTGGATATTCGTTTGTTCGTTTTGACATCTTGGACATCTAATCAATTTTTTAGAAGTATAAGTTTCGAATTCTTTATATATCATGTTTCCGTCACCCCATTTCAGTGTGTTTTTATTGCCGCAGATAGGACAATAGTTGTAATCGTTAAAAAATTGTGCACCACATACCGTGCATTTTCGTTTATTTATATACCGTTGTTGAATATGAAATGCTTGTTCTGACAAATTTAATTCTTCAGTCATTCGCATGTCGGTTTCTAGAAAATCAATTCTTGTTTTGGCAGCAGATTTTGAAATACCAAAAACGTGAGCAATATTTTCTACAGATTTATCATTTAATGTCATAACTATTGGTGCGGGCGCCAGTATATTACGAGCAAAGGCGTTTGCTTCGTTTTCTAATACTTGGTTGCTTTGTTCTGATAAACATGTAGAAAATTCACCACTTTGTTTTATCATTTCCGTTTCTTCGAAATCAATTAAATGATTAAGAAAAATATGGCCGATTTCATGCATTAACGTGAAACGGATGCGCGTTGAAAGGTTAGCTTCGTTATAGGCAATAGAATAATAATTGTTTTTCAATATAGTAGTGGCATCAGTACTATTAAGGGATGCAATTATATCATCTATTGAGCATGATACATTTTCTGCAATTTCAGAATAGTTCGCAAGCCCGCATTTTCCATTGTGAATAAGATCAAAAGGATTTACAGGAAAGGCTTTAATCAGATATTGATCTAAGAAATCATAAGCTTTTTTTAAACAATAATTATATCTGGCATGGCTTGGAATTTTCAATCTTCATTCGCCTCTTTCCCTTTTCCGGCAATATAGTCAATTATCTTTAGTGTGATATCTCTATCTGAATCCTTCATATTTTTTAATTTTCTTGCGGCCATTCTTATTTCAGGGGAGAATTCGGATTCTACAGAGGTTGATTTATCTTCTATTTGTTTTGTGTTTCTTTTGTTTAGCTCTGGTCGATTTTCGTTAAATGGAATATAAGTAGTTTTAAGTGTTCTTCCTAATAAATAATCAATATCGACATTAAAGAAGTCTGCAATTAACTCTAATGTTTCAAAGTCTGGTTCGCGAGCTCCACTTTCATACATTCCGATAGTACTTCTGGAAATTTTTAATTTTTTGGCGAGCGCATCTTGAGTTAAACTATGAGAAGTTCGCAATGATTTTAATATATTTTGAAAATTTCCCACTTTATAAATCACCTTCCTTATATATTGTATTTGTTGATATAAGAATATCACGTAACGTGAAAAAAGTAAATAAGAATGTCACAAAAAGTGTTGACACAATACGTGACACATGATAATATATAGTTGTAGCAAAGATAGGGCAATAAAGAAAGGAGATGTGGATGGGTAAAAAGGGTAAGAAAAAAGACAAGCACGATATTGAGACTATCGTACTTGTCACAGCTCTGATTAATTTAATAGTTGCAATCATTGACCTGATTAAAGACCTTATTAATTAATCTGAGAAAAAGAGTAAGGGAGAGAAATAAAATCTCTCTTCCTTACTTAAAGAATACCCTTTAATGGGACTCATTGTCAATATAAATATAAGTAGAAAGGCGGTGGAAGTATGTCGATTGCATTGAATATTATTCAGATTGTACTAAATATCGTTATTATTGTACTTATTTTAAAAATGAAGAAAGATAAATAGTAACGTTATGTAGCTGACCTATCGGCTAGACGGGGGAAAAGAAAGGAAGTGAGAAAATGTTAGATGCCAAAGAAATTGGGTGTCGACTAAGAGAGTTAAGAGGAAATATCTCGAGGGAGACAGTAGCTGATGCTGTTGATATTAGTGTATCTGCTATATCAATGTACGAAAATGGAGAACGTATCCCTCGAGATATTGTTAAAGTTAAATTAGCTTCATATTACGGCAGAAGTGTACAGGAAATTTTTTTTGATGAAAAATGTCACGTTTAGTGACTTTACAAACACCTGAGTAAATGCTTATCAGAAAACCTCTATCATTTTGATACCATTTTAAATGAAAAGAGTGGGGCAGATGAGTAAAACAATTCAGACAACGATTCGACTCTCAGAAGAGTTGTATCAGAAATTGAAGAAGCAAGTCAGAAAAAAGGAATAACATTTAATGCCGTTGTGTTGAGGGCATTATGGAGAACTAAATAATTAGCAGATTAGCCAGATAGCTCTGTTCTCTGTCCGAAGTAATATTGCTGAACGACAGGATAAAAAAGAAAAAAACTACTCCCCGACAAAGTATTTTTTTGTTATGAAAAATTCCTCATATAAATTTAAAGATAACACTCATAACTTCGGGCAGGGGGCAGAACTATCTGGTTCTAAAAAAGAAAAAGAAGGTGATATGAATGAGAGATGGACCAGAAGCAACATATAAAATCGGAAATGCAACTGTTCGGATCCATGGAAAAATAGATCCGGATAAGCTCAAAGCAGCAACGGTTGAGTTTTTGAAAAGCGTTGAGAGACAAAAGAAAAGTAAAGAGAAAGAAGCTATGGAGAAAGGAGCATAAATGGCAACAGCAATAGTATTTACACTTTATGTATTAGTTAGTATGATCATTTGTTTCGTTTTTTCTAAAACAAAGATTGGGAAGAAAACAATGAAATGGATGCTTGATAAGCTAACAATGAAATGAAAGGGGGCGAAAAAAATGATTGACGAGAAGATATTGCTACAAGAGTTGGATGAAATGATTAAGATTCAACAGAAATCTGTTGAGCGAGCAGAGCAGGGATCTAATGAAGCTGCTGTGTATTTAGAGTCCAGAGAGCTCGCAGCATACATGAAAGTAAGAAACCTGATAGAAGAAAAAAGTGCCCACGGAGCGGCAACTCCAACGAGCACATTACAAAATAGACAAAAACAGTATAACACAGATCAGAAAAAAAGTGAAATCAGAGAACTGGCAGTTGAGGTTTTTGATCTATCTTTGCGACTACAAGAAATGACAGATGGAACTATAGACTGGATAGATTGGCGAAAACCAGGTGTTCCATGTGTACAAGCTGAATATCACGGAGCTACCGCAGTGCTAAGCGTTAGGATCTGGGAAAATGGCTTTAATGCAGAACAGCAACCCGATTACAGTACAATGCTATTCCTCAACAATCCGAACTGTATGATTGAAGCAGGGTATCTGAAAGAAAAATTGATGGGATTATTAGAAGAAAGCGAGAAAGAACAATGACAAAAGAATTTTTATTAGAATGTGAACGAAAATTAGCAAAATCTTATGTATGTACAGCACTTGGCCGCGACGATGACAGCATTGCTATTACAAAAGAGATAGCCAAAGATATTGCTTTTGAAGTGACAAACAGTGTACATCCTATTTCCATGGAAACAGCACCATATGTCGTAGCGGCCTTAAGAGCTTTGGCGAATGGTATAGAAAGAGAGATGAATCCATTGGACAAAGAAATTGCAAGTGCATTACAAGAATTAATGAATAGATTTCAGTTTGTTAAAGAAGAAGTAAAGATTGATCTATAAAAGAAGAGGAAACAACAATGGGAAAGATGATTTTGATCACAACTGATAATGAGGTAAAAGAACTGGAATATCCAGATGAGGGACTTAAATCATGGAAAAAGTTGAAAGAACACATTGGAAACAGATGTGAGTTAATTGAACATGTACAGCCCAAGAGATTATATACAGAGATCGGTGCAGGAATTGAGATTAAAAATGTACCAGGATCAAAAGTAAGCATGTTGGTTGATGAAGAATTTTATTTTCACTGTGACAAAACCAAATTAAATAAAATAGCTTCATGGCTGTATGAGACAGATCGCCATGGATACCCGATTCTTGGAAATGCTTTGATTGTTGGAGAAAAGTATGGAAATGCAGGAATTGAGTTTTGCGAAATGTCAGAAGAACAGTTTGATCTTGTCTTTCCTAAATTAAAAGAATTGGGAAAGAGGTTTAAAGATGCAGGAGATTGAGATTAGCAAAGGAATCAAACGGATTCAGTTCGATTCCTTTGATTCCTGGTTAAATGCCAGACACGGAATCGGTGGATCTGATGCATCTGCGGTATTAGGACTCAATCCATATAAAACCAATATAGAGCTTTATTTAGAAAAGACAGGACAGCGAACGGCTCCTGATATTTCAGATAAAGATTATGTAAAGTATGGGCATGATGCGGAGCCATTGCTTAGATCGCTGTTTGCACTGGACCATCCAGAGTACAAAGTTGAATACTTCGGAGACAACATGATCCGAAATGAAAAGTATTCATGGGCACATGCATCCTTAGATGGAGAACTGACCTATCAGGATGGTCGCAAAGGAATCTTAGAAATCAAGACAACTAATATCCTGCAAAGTATGCAGCGTGAAAAATGGAGAGATCAGATTCCAGACAACTATTACATACAGGTCCTGCATTATCTGTTGGTTACTGAATATGAGTTTGTTGAACTGAGAGCACAACTTAAATCAGTATGGCAGGGTCAGATCCAGCTACAAACAAAAGATTATCATATTGAGCGATCAGACGTAGAAGAAGATATTGAGATATTAAAACAAGCGGAAGAAGAGTTCTGGCAGAAAGTTTTAAAAAGACAGCAACCGAACTTGATTCTTCCAGAAATTTAAAAGGAGAAATTGTCATGAATCGATACGATGAATATATGAAAGAGGTTCAGGAAAAGAAAAAAGAAAATCAGGCTATTGTAAATAAAATTGTGGAGATTTTAAAAGGCAATAACCTGACTGTTGAACATATTGAAGTCATCTTAAATATGACTCGTGAAGAGGTGATTAAAAAGGCGCATCTGTAACAAAATCCGAATCAGAACGATCTTGGAGAGTAGAGTAAATATCATTAAAAAACGAAGTAAGTAATTCGGCTTCTCCATATAGTTCGTTACCAGGATACAGATCAGAAACAACGTCTCTGGCAAGAGCGTTTTGGAACTTAGCTTGTGCTCCAATGAGTGCTAAATCATAACGTAAATCATCTGGTGTGTGCATAAAACCATCCTTTCTTTGGCTAATAAAAAACTACAACATTAGTATAAAAGAAAAGCTTAGATGAATCAATAAAGGAGAAATACATGGAATTTAAGATATACAATCCGCAGGAAGAAGGATTCCTGAAAGAGATTGACTGGAATTATGAAGAATTAAAAACAGAGATCAAGAAGAAAGCAAACGACTATATGAATCTGGTCTATACAGCAGATCAGATCAAGGATGCAAAAAAGGATCGTGCTAATCTTCGAAAATTTGTAACTGCATTAGAGAACAAAAGAAAAGAAATCAAACGACAGGTCATGCAGCCATACACAGCTTTTGAAGAACAGGAAAAAGAACTGATCGGCATCGTTGATCAAGCGATTGGAAACATTGACATCCAGATCAAAGGATACGAAGAAGCAACACGGCAAGAAAAATTAGAGAAAATCAAGGGAATCTATTCAAAGACAATCGGTGATCTTGATCGCACGATTCCATTTGAAAAAATTTATAAGGATTCTTGGTTAAATGTATCAACGACATTGAAATCTATCACAACAGAGATCGCAGAGATCAGAGATAAAGTTGACAGCGATCTGAAAGTAATCAACGCAGATACAAGTCCTTATGTTTTTGAAATGAAGGAAGAATATCTGAAAGCTTTTGATCTGACCGCTGCAATGATGAAGAAACAGAAGTTAGAGGAAACCGCCAAGAAGAAAGCCTTATTCGAGGAAGAACAAAAGCAGAAGGAAGAGCAGAGACAGCAGCAGTTAAAAGAGGAAGCACAGAAAGTTGCATCTGCCGGCGAAAGCAAAGAAGTACCAGAAGAACCGGCAGAAGCTCCAAATCCTAAACGTACAGGAGAAAGAACATTAGCGATTACATTTCGTTGTGTTGTAAAAGAGCACAACTTTAATGAAGCAAATGCGAAGATCAGCATTCTTAAGAAAACATGTGAAGAATTTGAAATCATAAGTCAGGAGGAATTATAAGATGGCAGTTGGAAACAGTTTAGCAAAGAAAAGAACAGACATGTATCAGAACGCACAGGTTGCAACATATGAGGTGGCTGGGCACAAAATTGAATTAACACCAGAGATTATAAAGAATTATATGATTTCTGGAAATAAAGAACGTGTGACAATGGAAGAAGTCATTATGTTTATGAATTTATGTAAGCATAGTGGTTTAAATCCATGGGTAAAAGAAGCGTACTGTATTAAGTACGGAAACGAACCGGCAACAATGGTAGTCGGAAAAGAAGCTTATATGAAGCGAGCAGAGCAGAATGAATTTTACGACGGGTTTGAAGCAGGGATCATCGTAGTTGATAGCCGAGACGGTGAGGTTATTCATAGATCCGGAAGTTTTCGGCTGCCTACAGAAGAAGTTATTGGTGGATGGGCGAAAGTCTGGAGAAAAGATAAAGCACATGCATATGAAGCAGAAGTTGCGTTTGATGAATACGCAGGCAGAAAAAAAGATGGAACATTGAATAGCCAGTGGAAATCAAGGCCGGCAACAATGATCAGAAAAGTAGCATTGGTTCAGGCATTAAGAGAAGCTTTTCCTTCAGCTTTCGGTGGCATGTATATTGCAGAAGAAAGCGGTTATGCAGAACCAGAAAATGGACAGCAGTACTTTGTTACAAGAGAAGATGAAAAGATTCCAATTATGCAGCAGGAAGATTTACCGGAAAGTACGGTTCCTAAAGAAGAACCACAGCCAATTCCAACCGAAACAGAAAAAGAAGAACCACAGCAGTTCTTTAAATAAAAGAAAGGAGCAACACAATGAAACATTTTAATTTAGAGGAGTTTGCAGGAGGGAAGCTTTCAGTACAGCTCAATAAGGCTTTAGAAAAAGTCACTGAAAACATTCAGGATCCCAACACAGATGCACAGAAGGTAAGAAAGATTAATGTGTCAATCTCTCTTCGTCCAAACGATGAGAGAAATTTTGTATCAACTACAGTTGAAACGAAGTTAAGTCTTGCACCAGAGCTTGGAGCTACAACAGCACTAAGTATGGGGCGTGATCTTCGTACCGGAGAGGTTGAAGCAGTTGAAATCTTTAACCAGATTCCTGGTCAGATGAATGTTGATGATGTGATCGATCAGGAAGAAGATGAAACACCGAAAGCTTTTGATCCGGATACTGGCGAGATCTACGAACCAAGCAACAAAGTGATTGACTTAAGAAAAGCAAAACAGGCATAAAACAGGAGGATACATAACAATGGATAATACATTTTTAAGAGAAGCAATCGAAAAGATTGAAGAACTGACAGACAGTGCAAGAGAGCCACACGTTGTAGAAATCGCAGGAAAGACTTATTGCGATAAATCTATGTCACGATATGACAGAGAAGAGTTTGCAGAACCATTGACAGCTACAAGTCTTAATTCCCTGATTGATTATATCAGCGGAAAAAGCGAAGAGTTAAGAGAATCTATGATCATTCACGTAGAATCTCCAACAAGAGTAAGATTACTATCTGGTCTTACACAGGAAAGAAATCGAGAAGAATTATTTCGCGTAGGTACAAATCCAAATGGTTTTGATTTCGATCATTACTATGATCAGGAAGCGTTTGTAATCAACATGCAGACTGCCTTTAAACAGAGTGATGAAACAGAACTGATTCTTTCAGTTGCTGGAAATGTAGAAAATAAAACAGTGGCCAACTATGGAGATGATGGAGTCAGCCAGAAAGCTACGATCACAAAAGGCATTGCAGGAAAAGAAGATGTGATCGTACCGAATCCGGTAACACTTCGTCCATATCGTACATTTTTGGAAGTAGAACAGCCAGAAAGCAAGTTTATCTTCCGAATCAGAGAAGGTTCCGATGGGCAGCCAATGTTTAAATTGGTAGAAGCTGATGGTGGACTTTGGAAGTATGAAGCAGTAGATGCTATCAAGAAATATTTAACAGAGAATTTACCGGAAGAACTGTTAAAAGTGATCACGATCATCGGGTAACAGTTATGGAGACAGTTAGATTTACAGTCCCTGGTGAACCGAAAGGAAAAGCCAGGGCAAGAACTGTCCGTAGTAAAAAAGGTGGAACTTTCTCATATACGCCAGAAGGTACTATGCTATACGAGAATTTGATCAAGTGCTGTTACAGGCAGGAATCAAACAACATCATTTTTAATGACGGACAGCCCTTAAAAGTAACGATCATAGCTTATTATCCGATCGTTAAGAGTACAAGCAAGAAAAAGAAACAACAGATGTTGGAAGACCTTATGTTTCCAACGAAGAAACCAGACATTGATAACATTGCAAAAAGCATTCTGGATGCATTGAATAAATTAGCATACAGAGATGATACGCAGGTGGTAACGCTGCATATGGAAAAGCATTATGCAGAGGACCCACGAGTTGAAGTAGAGATAGAAGAAATCAAATAAGAAAAGGGAGAATCGTTTTGGCCAGACAGAAAAAACAAGGCATCGATTATTTTTCTTTGGATTGCGATTTCTTTTCGGACAGGAAGATAAAGATTCTAAAATCCAGATATGGAGCAGACGGGATCACAATTTTCATTTATCTTCTTTGTGAGATTTATAGAAATGGATATTACATCATTGTAGATGATGATTTTTACTATATCGTGTCAGATGATCTGAACATGAATAGTGATAAGGTGAAGCAAGTCTTGACATTCTTATTGGAACGGTCGATGTTTGATAAACAGCTTTTCCAGTCGGACGCTGTCCTGACTTCTGCCGGAATACAGAAGAGATTCCAATTAGCAGTAAAAACAAGAGCTAAAAAGAATCCAATAAAAGTCGACAGGTTCTGGCTTTTAAATAAAGAAGAAACAGAACCTTTTATTAAAGTTACCCATTTTGAAGATAATTCCGAGAATAATGCGGATAATTCCAAGAAAAATAACGATAATTCCCGAGAAGAATCCCTAAAGAAAAGTAAAGTAAAGGAAAGTAAATATTATTATAGCAATCCAGATCTGAACAGAGAGTTCTGTCTTTATCTTGATATGAGGAATCATACTGGACCAACGTTATCTGCAGAACAGATCAATGCCTTGAAAGAAGAACTAGATTCTTTAGCTGAGAACGATTCTGACAAACTTGGTATTGTACGAAAAGCATTTGGTGGAGGATATAAGAGTTTCTTCCCTACATCAAAGAAACGAAAGAAATCAACACCGAAGCCAAAGAAAGAAGAAACTATACACAATTTTACACAACGAGAAGTCAAAGATTGTGAATATGAGAATCTGGAGAAGAAGCTATTAAAGAAACAGTTTGGAGATGACATAGTGTATGGATAAAGAGGAAAAAGAACTTAGATCAGATGCTATTACGAAAGCGAATCGAAAGAAGTCGTATAAGAAGATGAAGATCAAAGAAGGAACAAAACGGCACATGATCATTGAACTGTTAAGAGAATTTGACAGACCAATGAGTGCAGATGAAAGTTCTCTGATCCTATACCAGAGAGGAAAAGTAAAAAGCAGTCATCGTCAGGAGACAGCACCGCGATTATCAGAGATGAAAGACGATGGAATCGTGATCGCCGTTGATACAGATCAGTATGATCGTTCGTTATATGTACTACCGGAGCGTAACCGGTTGATTTATATACCACAGTAACTTACGCATAAGAAACAAGCCAATGTATAAGCCGTAAGTCTGCTGCCTTAGGTGGCAGACAGAAAGGAGATCAGACAGCTTAGCTCTTTACCTGATTAAGGTTCTTCAAGTAGCTATTGACACTGCAACATAAATGTAAACATATTTTTTTAAATTCTTTATTTTTATATTTCACAAACTAGATTTAGTTATTGCAATTTTTCTAAAACAAACCCCAAAAACGAAGAATCGGAATGAGTTATATGATCAGGCAAGTGAAAAAAGAATAGTGATCAAAGATAATACATTGTTTCAGGTAAAGAACTAAGCTGTCTGAAACAAAAAATAACAAGAAAAGATGATAAATGAAATTATTAAGAAAATAGAAGAATTATCTGGCCAGTATTCCGGATATGAGATTTTTTCAGACTGGATCAAAGCTGCAGCACTATGTATCGATAATTCAGCAGGAAACTATAATCAAGAAATTTATAGAAAGCGAGAAGAACAATACATAGAAATAGCAAAGAAACATCCTGAAAAGATGAAAGATTTTGCAGATATGACAGGAATGCTAGTTATATGCCTAGAAAATAATATGGAAGATGCACTTGGAAAGATTTATATGCAGGCAGGATTAGGAAGCAAACAGACAGGACAATTCTTTACACCGTTCCATCTGTCATATTTAACAGCAAAGATTGCAGTACCAGAAGATGCAAGCGAACAAAATCCATATATAATGCATGAGCCATCAACAGGTGGCGGTGGAATGATCATAGCGGCAGCAAAAGTGTTAAAAGACAGAGGACTAAACTATCAGAAATGCTTAAAGGTAGTTGCTCAGGATCTCGACTGGAAGGGTGTGTACATGACATATGTACAACTTAGCTTATTGGGAATTGAAGCAACAGTGATCCAAGGAGACAGTTTAAGTGGACAAGTTCCGGCAGCAGAACAGATATTTTATACACCGAGAAAGAAAGGACTGATTATGTGAGTGAGGTAAAAGATCGCAGAGAGGATATAGTAAATCAATTGGTTATGTGGGCAATACGACATGACATAGATCTTAATGAAGCAAAGAATGATTTTTACATGATGCTAGGAAATGTAGAGATTATGAGCAGAAGTACAGAAATTGCGGTAACAGAAGAAAATCAGAATGAATATTGGCTAAAAAAATTTTTGATATCAAAAAAAGTAGCAGGACGCACAGATAGGACAATTCAGTTCTATGCAAGAGAATGTACAAAAGCATTGGAGAGAATAGGAAAGCCAGTAGAGAAAATTACAGCAGACGATATTAGATATTGGATGGCATGCAGAATAAATAAAGATAAAGTATCAAGTGTTACAGCATACAACGAGCAAAGATCATTTAGCAGTTTCCTTGGGTGGCTGTATGCAGAAGAAGTAATCAGAAAAAATCCGATGACAAAAGTTGAACCAGTTCATAAAGTAAAACAGAAAAAAGAAGCATTTACAGAGATGGAGATTGAAAAATTAAGAGAAGCCGCAAAAGGAGAAAAAGAAAAGCTAATCATTGAACTTTTATTATCTACTGGATGCAGAGTGACTGAACTTACGCAGATTAAGATATCTGAAATTGAAGAAAACAGAGTGTTGGTACATGGAAAAGGTCAAAAAGACAGATATGTGTATTTAAATGCACGTGCTAAGTTAATGTTGGAAAAATATTTAAATCACAGAAATGATAATAATCCATATCTGTTTCCAAGAGGTAAAGCTGGAAGTGGTAGATATGCAAAAGGAAAAGGGAGCAGAAAACATCCAGAAGATTGGTGGAAAAATCAAAAAGCTATTGATGATGGACATATGGATAAAGCATCCGTTGAACAAATTACAAGAAAACTAGCAAAGAAAGCAGGAGTTAAAAAAGCAAATCCGCATAAGTTTAGAAGAACATGCGCAACAATGGCGTTAAGAAAAGGAATGCCAATTGAACAGGTGTCAAAAATGTTGGGGCACGAAAACATATCAACCACACAGATTTATTTAGATTTACAGGAAGAAGAGCTTGCGATAGCACACAAGAAATACGTTATTTAGAAAGGACTGATCGCATGAACGATCAAAAAGAGCAGATAGCTAATAACATTGCAATTAAGATGAACTTGAATGCCGAAGATACACGGAAATTGAAGAATATAATTTATATGGAATTATACGAATATTCGTTAGAAAAGATACATAACACAGATCTAGCAGTTGGAAGCGAATCAAAAAGCGAAGAAGCGTATAGGATGTTCTTCGTAGCGAAAAACGTTCAAGGTAGAACTAGAAGAACACTGGGATATTATAAGCAGACACTGGATGAATTTAAATTGTTTATAAACAAACCTCTATTAGAAGTAACAACAAATGATGTCAGGTATTTTCTGGCAACAAAAAAAGAAAGAGACAATGTATCAGATATAACATTAGACAACCTTCGAAGGAATCTAAGCACGTTCTATAGATGGTGCGAAGTTGAAGATTATATCAGAAGATCGCCAATATCAAAAATTGGAAGTGTCAAAAAAGAAAAGAAAGTCAAGCAGCCGTTTACAGAAAGAGAAATTGAGTGTTTGAGAGAAGATGCAAAAAAAGATGAACGATTAAGTGCGATCATAGAAACACTATTGTCGACTGGTTGCAGAGTGACAGAATTAGTTGGAATCAATCGAAATGATATAAAAGAAGATGAACTGATTGTTTATGGAAAAGGGCGAAAAGAAAGAACCGTTTATTTAAATGCAAAAGCTCAACGCGCTATAGAACGCTATTTAAAAACAAGGAACGACAATAATGAAGCATTGTTTGTTACCCAGACAGAACCACACGAACGTTTAAAAGTAAGCGGAGTAGAAATTGTTGTAAGAAATTTCGGAAGAAAACTAGGGATAGAAAACGTACATCCGCATCGATTTAGAAGAACATGTGCGACATTTGCTCTAAGACGAGGAATGCCAATTGAACAGGTAAGTGAGATGCTGGGACATGAATGCTTGGACACAACAAGAATCTATGCAATAACTGATCAGGAACAATTAAAAGTTAATCATCAGAAATATTTGAGTTAGGAGGATATATGAACAGAGCACAAAGAAGAAAGCAGGGAAATAAGAAACCGATCAATTACAATCGGCAGCAGTTGGAACAAGTCAAGAAACAAATATATATTGAGGCATCAGAGATTGCATTCAGATTAATGCTATTGATCCCAGTTTATACAATGCGGAATCATTACAAGTGGGGATCAAAAAGAATCAGTGAATTTTTGGATGCGGTGCTGGAAACGTACAATGATTACGCAGAAGGAGAACGTTTTGATTTATACGATCTTGCAGAAACGTTGGAAGAAGAAACAGGAGTAAAGTTTAAAGAACGGATAGAAGAAAACGAAAAGAAGCGTCAGGAAAGGGCTGAAAAAATATATGGTAAACAAGAAGAAATTTGAAGGCTATATCTGTGAGATCACAGGTAAGCCAATTAAGGACATGAAATTATGTCCGGACAAGCAGCAGAAATTAAAGGTTCGGATCAAGTGTGATAAAGGATGCGTCTGGTGTGAAAAGGAAAGGAGATAGTGGAAATCTATGTTAATACAAGTCGAAGATAAAACGATTGTGAATATACGATATGTCAGAAGTATATGGATATATGAGCATCAGTACAAAGAAGGGAAAAAGGAATACCTTGTTAAATGTGAGATGACAGAAGAAACAGATGAAACTGTTAAGACCTGCAAGACAAGGGAAGAAGCAGAAAACATATTAGAACAGATACTTAATCAGTACGACAGAGGACAGAGAGTCATTAAGATCAAGTAATTGTTAAAGAAAGTTAAGGAGAAAGAATTATGGCAAAATTTAATATCGAAGTAGAACTTGATTGGATGGAAGAAGATTCCTATTCAATTGACGAAGAATTAAAAGAGAGAATCATTGAAGGTGTGGAAGATGCCCTTTTAAAGAAAGCAACACATGAAGCATTGAGAATGGTTGATGCAAAGATTGCAGAGAAAGTTAAAGAATCAGAAGAGACAATCAATAAAGCAATCAATAAATTTATCGAAAATGTATGCTCTGAAAAGATTAATAATATTCAGATTCCTGAAAAATCAAGTGATTGGAGTGATAAAATCACATATTATTCATTATCCGAATATGTAGGAATGCAATTTGAAAGTTTCATTAAAGAGAAAAGATATGATAAAGATGGAAATTATCAAGACTGGGGAAGTAATCGGTATTCAGCAGCAGATCTACTTACAACAAAATATCTAAAAAGAGAGCTTGATGATAAGATCGGTAACATGATTCAGAGAGCAAAACACGAAGTAGAAGTTGATATTGTTAAATCATTAGAACAGAAACTAAAAGAGAATCTTGCAAAAGACACTATTGAAAAGATGAATATTCCAGAAGTTTTGAAAAAGCTGCAATCAGGAACCCTTGGAATGATTGAAGAAAAGGGACAGTAAGCATGTTTGGAGGATAATTTATGATCATTGGATTTTTGAGCGGATTATTTATCGGAGCAGTAGCAGGAGTGGCAGTGATGTCACTCTGTGCCGCAGCGAAAGAGAGGGATGAGTTATGACAATAACAGAGAATCTTACAGGTGTCGTGAAAGAGGATCATAAGAGAGTGAAGACAGTAACAGACATTCTGGAAGAAGTTAGAACTGAGATGTGCGATGGTTATTGCGTATATCCAAGAATAACGCCGAATGATTATGAAAAATATAAAAGGATATGCGATGAAGAATGTCCGTTAAACAAATTATAAGGAGTGATACATAATGGCATATAGAGATTGTCCGTGCCTAAATTGTAAAGATAGATCACACGGATCAAAGAGAGTTGCTTGTCAGACAGGATGTGAGAAGTATCTGTCCTGGAAGGCAAAGGAACAGGAATTAAGAAGAAGAGAGAAAGAATCACGGCCTTATTACTCAAATGCAAGAAAAGCGATCATAAGAAACCGCCAGATGAAAAGAAAGAGCGGTAGGCAGATATGATTGATCCATGCAAAGCCTGTGCAGAACTAAACTGCATGGGCATTTGTGCCGATCGGGCGCAATACAAACAGGAGTACCAGGAAATGACAGATCGGATAAGGCAGCAGATAATAAATCGTAACAGGAGGGGAGAACGTGGACAAGAACGTACTGATCCAATATTGTGACATGAAAGAAGAAATTAAAGATTTAAGGAGAAGAATTACAGAAACTGAAAGACAGATCTGGAAGATAGCAGAAGAAGGAACAGTGAAAGATACGGTGAGCGGCGGTATGGGTGGGATACAGCATTTTGTGGTGGAAGGTATGCCAGTACCAGAACTTAGCAGAAAGAAGCTGCTGCTTAATAAACGAAAAGCTATGTTGATCGAAAAAGAGAATGAACTTCTGGAACTCATGAATCAAGCAGAAGAATATATAAATAGCATTGAGAAGAGCGAACTGAGAATGATGTTTAGGTTCTACTACATTGATGGCATGACGTGGCTACAGGTAGCACATAAGATGAATCAGTTACACCCTAAAAGGCGAGTAGCTTATACAGAAGACAGTTGTAGAATGAGAAATGCAAGATTTTTTCAAGAAAATTAGAAAATGTTCGGTCACGTTCGCAAAAAATAGTTTAATATATAGGATAGAGCGATTAGATGAAGCGATACTTCATAAATGTTCCTTTTTCTTGCTAATAAAAATACGTACAAAATACGCATAAAATTATTGACTTATACGCATTTTGTACGTATAATAAACATATAAATTAAAAAAAGGAGAGTTTTTCATGAAGAGAAGAGATTTGATTAAACTCCTTGAAAAAAATGGATGGTATTTAAAACGGAATGGTGGGAACCATGATCTATATACAGATGGTAACAGAATTGAGCCAATTCCAAGACATCCAGAGATTAAGGAGCGATTAGCTAAATCTATTATCAAGAAACTGGGGCTTTAAGCCCCAGACTTGGTGGATTCATGAAAAACAAAAATGAAAAAAGGATCAAACGGCAAGATTTTAGGAGGAATGGAAACATGGCAAAGAAAGTAGCGTATCCGGTTATTTTAAAACCGGATCAAGAAGGGTATTATGTAGAAATCCCTGATTTTGATATCGCTACAGAAGGCGATACAATAGCAGAGGCTATGGAAATGGCCAGAGATGCTATTGGATTGATGGGGATTGATATGGAAGATGAGAAAAAAAGTCTTCCAGAACCAAATTCAAAAGCTCAAAATGTAGAAGCAGGAGACACAGTAACACTTGTAGATGTAGACTTTACAGAGTACAGAAAGAGAGTGGATAATAAAGCAGTTAAGAAAAACTGTACAATTCCATATTGGATGAGTGTAGAAGCCGATAAAGCGGGAATTAATTATTCACGAGTATTACAAGATGCAATTTCTAATATATTAGGAGTTGCGCGTACAACAAAAGGTTAATCAAATCTCAAAATATATTGAATTAAGCACCTTCGGGTGCTTTTTTCGTGCATAAATTTAAGGACCTCTAGCTCAGCAGGTCAGAGCAGTCGGCTCATAACCGATCGGTCCAGGGTTCGAGTCCCCGGAGGTCCATTTAAGAAATAAGAAAGAAGGTGGTAATGTTTGAATGAAGAGAAAAACTACATATTGGCAGAATCCGATTATGTAGCCGGAATGAAGTATAAAGACATTGCTGCCAAGTATGGAGTCTCGATAAATACTGTGAAATCGTGGAAGAAACGATACGCATGGTCGAGGAACAAAAAGACAGGATGCATCCAAAAGGGGTGCACACAAAATAAAAAGGGTGCACACAAAAAAGAAGCCGTTGCAGAGGATGTAAGTCAAGTTGTAATTAACGATGAACTTACCGATCAGCAGCAGCTTTTTTGTTTGTACCAATCCAGAATGTTTAATTATACGAAAGCTTACATGAAAGCTTATCCAGGATGTACTTATGCATCTGCTGCCGTATTAGGAAGCAGGCTTATGAAGAATCCAGTGATCAGAAAAGAGATTGAACAGCTAAAGCAGAATCATATGAACAGGGAAGTGTTAAAGCAGGAAGATATCTTTCAAAAGTACATAGATATTGCGTTTGCAGATGTGACAGATTATGTATCGTTTGGGCGAGAAAATATTCAAGTTATGGGTGCTTTTGGTCCAGTAATGGTAGAAAACAAAGAAACTGGAGAAAAAGAAGTTCTCGAAAAAGAAGTCAATACTGTGAAATTCAAACAATCTGAAGAGGTTGATGGAACGTTGATTACGGAAGTGAAGCAAGGAAAAGACGGAGCGAGTATTAAGCTGGTTGATAAGATGAAAGCTTTACAATGGCTTGCAGATCATATGGATATTGCTACAGTTGAACAGAAAGCTAAGATTGAGCAGATCAGAGCTAAGACAGAACAAATCAGACACAGTGGAACTGATACAGGAGAAGATGCAGTTCAATCTTGGATGGATGCTGTAAAAAAAGCGAGGGAATCAGATGGATGATAGAGTATTACATGATTTCCTTGTAGAGAGTATTCCTTTATGGCAGCAGAATCCAGTTCAATTTTTTGAAGAAGTTCTTTTTTTTTATCCAGATGAATGGCAAAAAGAAGCAGCATTTGCTTTAAGAGATAATTCAAAAGTAACGATAAAATCCGGACAGGGTGTTGGAAAAACAGGATTTGAAGCTGCAACATTGTTATGGTTTTTAAGCTGTTTTGAGAATGCAAGAGTTGTTGCAACAGCCCCAACACTGCACCAGTTGAACGATGTTCTATGGGCAGAGGTTTCAAAGTGGCAAAGTAAATCTCCGTTATTGAAGGAGATACTACAGTGGACCAAAACAAAAATATCTATGATTGGCAGCAAAGAACGTTGGTATGCAGTAGCAAGAACAGCAACCACTCCAGAAAATATGCAAGGATTCCATGAGGATAATATGCTATTTATCGTTGATGAAGCTTCTGGTGTTGCAGATCCGATCATGGAAGCAATCTTAGGTACTCTGACAGGATCAAATAATAAATTGCTACTTTGTGGAAACCCGACAAAAGCAAGCGGTACATTTTACGACAGCCATACATCGGATCGTAAATTATATTATTGCATCACTGTAAACTCCGCAGAGTCTAAAAGAACTAATAAGGACAACATTGATTCTCTGATCAGGAAATATGGAGAAGAAAGTAATGTTGTCAGAGTCAGAGTAAAAGGATTGTTTCCTAAACAGGATGATGATGTTTATATGCCTTTGGAAATGTTGGAAGCATCGATCATCCTGGAAGAGATACCACCAGCTGATATTTGCACTTTGGGAGTCGATGTGGCCCGTTTTGGTGATGATGACACAGTGATCGCAAGAAATATGAATAACAAGATCACACTAGAAAAGATTAGGCATGGTCAAGATCTAATGAAAACTGTAGGAGATGTTGTTGTAGAGTGTAGGAATATCAAGGAAAAGTTTAAATATAAAAAAACAATATATGTGATCATAGATGATACTGGTCTTGGTGGAGGAGTAACAGATCGTTTGAATGAATTAAAATCGGAAGGAAAGCTATCTGGTGTAGTTATCGTTCCGGTTAATTTTTCTGCTGCCGTTCCAGACAAGAAAGCAGCAGAAAAATATCATGATATCACATCTTATGCATGGTCCATATTAAGAGATATGTTAGAAGAAAAAGAAGCAGTATTACCAAATGATACAGAGCTTATCGCACAATTAAGTGCGAGAAAATATGATCTTAGTTCATCAGGGAAGATACGACTAGAATCAAAAAAAGCAATGAAAGAACGCATCGGAGAGTCTCCGGACCGGGCAGATGCTGTTGTTTTATCTTGCTACAGAAACAAAATTAAACCAATCAGTGTTCCAGGAAGTGATGTTGGAACAAAAGATAGTTACTGGAGGTGAAATAGCATTGTATGATGAAATAGGTCGCATCGGTCAAAATCGGTGGGGCGGTAGCTTTTACGAAGAATTTCTCCCAGAGCTGAGAGGACAACGAGGAGTAAAGGTATATACAGAAATGGAATCTAACGACGATGTGATTGGAGCAATCATATTTGCGTTAGATACATTGCTTAGACAGGCACAGTTTTCCGTAGAGCCACAGGGAGACGATCAAAAGGACATAGAGGCAGCAGAGTTTGTTGAGTCTTGCATGAATGATATGCAGACCACATGGACTGATACAGTCTCTGAAATCCTATCATTCCTTACATACGGCTGGTCGTATCATGAGATCGTATATAAGAGGAGATCAGGGCGGACAGGAAATCCTAAGACGAACAGCAAATATGATGATGGTTTAATCGGATGGAGAAAGCTTCCTATCCGATCACAGGATTCTCTGTATCAGTGGGAGTATGACAATGAAGATAATCTTATCGGCATGACCCAAATGCCACCGCCAAACTTTGGGCTTTATACGATTCCACTGGAAAAGGCAATCCATTTCAGAACCAGATCCAGAAAAGGAAATCCAGAAGGACGAAGCATCCTCAGAAATGCTTATCGTTCCTGGTACTTTAAAAAAGGGATTCAGGAATTTGAAGGGATCGGGATTGAAAGAGATCTCGCTGGTATACCGATGGTCACACCACCAGAAGGTGTTGACTTGTATAATCCAGATGATCCCGAAGGCTCAAGAATGTTAACCTGGGCTTATAGTTTGGTAAAGAATGTCCGACAAGACAAAAGTGCTGGAATCGTGTTACCACCGGGATTTAAGTTCGAGCTTGTTTCCACAGGTGGAAGCAGACAGATTGATACGAACGAGATCATAAATCGTTATGATAGCCGCATAGCAATGACAACGCTTGCGGATTTTATTCTGTTGGGGCATGAACACACTGGATCATTTGCACTGTCCGATGATAAGACAGAGTTATTTGCTGTAGCGATTGGATCATACCTTGACATTATCTGTGAAGCGTTTAATAACCAAGCGATCCCAAGATTGATTGATCTAAACGGAGAACATTTCAAGGGGATCACAGACTACCCGAAGATGGTTCACGGAGATATTGAAAAGATCGACATGAACAAATTAGCACAGTACATCCAGACGATGGTTGGCACTGGTGTATTGATCCCAGACGACGAATTGGAAACATATGTTCGAGAAGCCGCCAATTTGCCACCAAAGGTAGCTAACGATGAAAGATTCATTGATCCTGACAGAGAAGATCAGCAGACAAACGATCTTGGATCACAGGGAAATAATGTACACCCGGAGAACAATCAGGACGTTGCCGAAGATGATGGAAAGGTACAGGAAGCCAAGAAACGATTAGGAAGGAGCTGATTATATGTTCCTATTCCGAAAGGTTAAGAAGCGTGGATCGATGAAGCCAAATGATGTGAAAGAAGCATTAGAGAGGTTTCTTAATAGCAGCAGTCCAGAATTAACACGCTTGCTGGTCAGGTATTGGAAGGATCAGCAGACGGTTTTTACATTTAAAGAGATCAGAGAAGCTATTCAGGCTGGTGTGATCTCCAAGAAATCTGTAGAAGAATGGCAACAGGATTATTCAAAACTGGTTCATGATAAGATTGCACCAGAGATGGTTAAAGCAATGAAAGCTGGTGCTAAAAATCAAAACCAGCACAAAGGAATAGACATTGGATATAAATTTGATGCAGATCATTGGGCGGTATCTGATTGGTTGGAAAATCACACAGCTGAGCTTGTAACGAATTGTACAAGAGTACAGAAAGATGCAATTCAGTCAATGATCGATATCGGAATAAGAAAACATATGGGAACAGATGAACTTGCAAGGTTTATCCGTCCTTGTATTGGTTTAACGAAGCCACAGACACAAGCGGCTATGAAATACTATGAGAATATCAAGGAAGAGCTTACTAAGAAACATCCTAGGACAAGTCCAGAGAAGATCGAGAAAATGGCGAGAGATAAGCAAATGAAGTATGCAGAGAAAAGGCTAAGAGAAAGAGCCGTCACGATCGCACAGACCGAAAGAGCGTTTGCATATGAGTATGGCAGATATCAGCATATAAAGAATCTTGTCGATCAAGGCATATTGCCACCACAGGATAAAAAATGGTCTGCCACGGACAGTGAGAATACATGCAGCACATGTAGAGAACTGAACGGAAAAGTTGTTGGAATGGACGAAGAATTTGCCCCAGGTAAGATACTTCCTCCGCTTCATCCGAGGTGTAAATGCTGTGTTATGTATGTCAATTCAAAATCTATAGCTGCAGCGTATGAAACAGAAGAAGATGAACTGCGAGAGTACAGCACAGAGGAAATAGAGACTCTTGCTAATAAAATGTCAGAGATTGCAGACAAACATCTTGATCTTGAAAGCTCATGGAGTGGAAAGGTCGTAGTTGATGATGATTCTGGTGTTTATGGTATCCAGTGGAACGGAGATATTATAACCAGACATGAAACAGCCCCACATATTTTGTTACATGAACAGTTACACGCTAGATCAGTTACAAAATATGATCGTAAAATGTATAAACAGTATGAGAACATGGAAGAGGGTTCGGTACAGTTTGCAGCACAGGAGATTAGCAAGAAAGAGAATATACAAATTCTTGAATCACAGTACGATCATATGACAGAAGCTTTAAGAAATATAAATAAAGTTGCTGGGTTATTTAAAAATGATTATGATTTTGCAATGAAGCTTATTTCTGTTCCGTTACCAGATAGGTATGACTGGCTGAATAATATGATCTATGATAAAATGATGTTATCAGGAAATATTGAAGATTATCAGAAGGTATCGCACTGGATGGAGGCTTTAGAAAATGGAAAAACATCTTGAATTAAAAGAAAGATTCGATCAGCTAATGAAACAAGATATGGATGTATCAGAACACGAACAAGAATGGTTTGAATTACTGGACGATATGCATGAATGGTTAAAGGATAAGACAATTCCGAGAAATATTCGTAGGCAGTTTGAACCTTTAGGGATGTTAGAAGTAACTATGAAAATCTGTGACGGAATCCATTACGCAAATGGAACTGGACGATATGCAAAGAAAGAAGAATGATGAAGTACAAAGCAATAGAGCAGACAGTTCAGGCAGTGCAGATCACACCTGATATTGATATGATCGCCCCTGACTGGTTCACAAAGAAAATGAATACCGAAGAAATTATGATAGATCGTACACAGCGTGACGGAGCAATCTCCGTTATTGGATGTACGATCTATTTTAATGCACGGAGATATAAAGGCAGCAGACTTGTTGCAAGAATCGGAGACTATGTTGTAAAAGATTCAGTCGGTCGATTAAATGTAGTTCGTAAGAATGACTTTGATCGGCTGTATAAGAAGGAGGAAGTATGAGATATTTTAACGATTATATACGATCCCCAGCACAGACACAGGACAGTATACGAAAGTCCTTGAATCGAGTAGATATTACTAAGAAGGACGAAGAAAAGCAGTACGTCTTTGGATGGGCTAAGATTGCAGTCGATGAGAATGGAAATCAGTTGGTTGACCGCCAGAACGATTTAATTGACCCAGAAGAATTAGAACAGACAGCATACACCTATGTAGAGTTCTATCGTGAAGCCGGAGAGATGCACGAGCGAGGCGGTGCAGGCGTTTTAATCGAGAGTATTATATTCACTAAGGAAAAGATGAAAACTCTCGGTATAGAGGAAGGTACGTTGCCTGAAGGCTGGTGGGTTGGTTTCCACATCACAGACGATGAGGTCTGGGCAAAGATTAAGGACGGAACTTATACGATGTTCAGTATCGAGGGCAAAGCGAAACGTATTGAAGTTGAGGAGGACGAATAATGGAATTTAGAGATGCATTCAAAATTATGAAATCCGGAGGAAAAGTGAAGCTACCATCATGGGGCGGATATTGGTTCTGGGATGCAGAAAAGCAATCAATTATGATGCAGTGTAGACCAAAAGATACTGACAAAGGACAGGGAGATTTACTTGATATTAGAGAGACGCAGAGGGTTGAATATACACTTTCTAACATTTTGTCTGATGAATGGCTAATCGCAGATGAAACAAATTGTCCAGTTTTAGGCGGAGAAGCTACATTTGGATTCGGAGATGCGATTAAGTACATGAAACGTGGACTTAAAGTCAAAAGAAAAGGATGGAACGGAAAGAACCAGTATATTCAGCTTGCAACATGTATTTCGTACACAGCAGCAGACGGAACAATTGTTAATTGTGATCACAATGACATTGGAAATAAAGCAATTGCGTTTATCGGCACGTCTGGTGTACAGATGGGATGGTTAGCGAGCCAAGCTGATATGTTAGCGGATGACTGGATGTTTGCAGATTAGGAGATGATCGCATTCTTAAGATTAAGAAATCACACCGACAGGATGAATGGATCGTATACAACCCTGATTGCTTTGAATTGCACCATACGCACTGTAGGAATAAAAGAGTTGCGATCGCAATTAAGAAGAATGTAGAACGTAGAAGAGTTCCAACATCCAGAAATCTAAGGACCTTGGAAAGCCACATAAGACTGACTGGGAATAAGAACTATAAAAGAAAGATTCAGAAGATCATTGAGGAAGTGAAATCTGAAATGAAAAACTGAAATTTATTCTTAAATTAGTTAAAAATTAAGTTAAATCTAAAATTCAGTTCAAGAAATAGTTAAATAGTTCAACTTAAAAACGATAGATCAATAAAATAGTTCAATTAATAGATCAATTAAGGACCATTTTGCAAAAAATGCAAATTGGTCTATTTTTGTGTTTAAAATTGCAATAAAGTGTCGTTAGAAAGGAGGAAACATGAAAACAAAAGGAAAGACAAAGCTGGAAAATCTGGAAGTAAAAAAGATCGATGCAGTAGATATCGGAGCAGATCAGAAAGCAAATATCCTGATTAAAAAGAGAGGAGGTACAGGAGAGCCGAAGGGAAACTTTTTCAAGAGATTCTTTAATGCGTTTTGTGACAGCTTAGGAGTAAATTCAGAAGATGTCAGAAAGTCCATGGAAGATGAAGCAACATCCTTTGATGATGTAATGAACGAAAAAAAGATCTATGACGTAAGGGATCAGATCTGGAATGCTTGTAACTCTCTGGAGCAGTCGATCGTGTCAATCTTACTCGATAAAGAGTGTGAGGATAAACAGGCAGCAATCGCACAGAGCATTGATCAGTTTAAGGCATTTTCGGATGATGCATCCAAGTCTTGGATCAAATTAGAACGTGCAGCAACAGACAAAGAAGATACTGTTGTTGCGGATGATTTTGAGATCGCAAAAATGCAAGAGGTAATTGAGAAATCTTGCGATCCTGAAACTATTAACAAAGAAAAAAAAGAAAAGGAGAATGAAATGGCATTTGATATTTCAAATATGACAGAGGAAGAAAAGAAAGAAGCATTAAAAGCATTACAGGATGATGCAAATGCAAAAAAAGAGGATACTGCAAAAAGAGCTGATATTGATGGACAGGTTCAGGAAGCAGTGAATAAAGCAATGGAAGGTGTTACAAAGAACTTCACTTCTATGATGAAGAAGATCATGGAACCAATCCAGAAGAGAGCAGAAGAAGCAGAACAGAAGTCCTTAGAAGAAGTTGCTAAGAAGTATGAACTCTTAGGAACAAAAGCAGAGGACTTAGTGCCAGTTCTGAAATCCATGAAAGCAACATCCGATGAAGCGTATAACAACTTCATTGCATCAATGGATAACAATCTTGCAGTAATTCAGAAATCAGGTCTGTTTGAGGAAATCGGTAAGTCTGGTGGAGCACACACAGGAAACAACGATACAGAAGGTGCTGCAAAGATGAATGCAAAGGTAGCAGAGATCAAGAAATCTATGCCGAACTTAACGGATGCACAGGCACAGGATATCGTCATGCAGAATGATCCTGAATTAAGAGCAATGTTCGACAAATAAGAAAGGAGGTACAGAGAAGATGGCAAACAGAACATATGAATACAATCCGATCAATGCTAGCCCAGTGATCGTTGCTACAGCTGGAGAAAATCTTAAAACAGCTGCAGCAGTCTTATTAACAAAAGATGGAGCAAAACTTCCTGAAGCTGGAAAGAAAGCAACAGGAATTGTGATCCTTGAAAATGAGACAGTAGCCAAAGGCGATGATATTACTGTTCAGATCAGAAATCAGGGCATGTGGACCGCTGGTGCAGCGTTTGATTCTGGAGATTTCCTTGCTGTAGATGCAGAGGGATTTTGTCAGAAGGCAACCACAGGGCAGTACATTTTAGCTATGGCACTTGCACCGGCAACAGCAAAAGGAGATACCGTAAGAGTTGCGATTATCCATGCTGGATATGAAGCGTAAATAAAGGAGGAATAGAATAAATGAGCACAGGGCATAATAACGCAGCAGCAATCGCAGTTGATATTGCGAAGGGATGGAAACCTAACTATTACTTAACAAATATGGCAATGTCATATTTTCAGGCACCTGGAATGAACGTTGCACCAAGTATCTTTCCGATTCTTCCAGTGCAGGCAAGTACAGGAAATTACTATATTTTCAACAAGGAAGAGATTGCAAAAGATCAGGTAAGAAGAAAGCCTAAGTTCGGCAAAGTAGAACCAGCTGTATTCTCTCATTCAGACGGTACTTACAAATGCGAGGTAGATCAGGTTATCGTTGGAGTAGATAATATCACATCTCTTGATTACCAGAGAACAGGAGCACCAGCGACGATTGATCCAAGACGTGCAAAGGTAAGACAGATTTCAGAGCAGATGAATTTGCATCTTGATATGATCTTTGCAAACAAGTTTTTCAATGTTGATGCCTGGGGAAATGTTAAGACAGGAGAAACAACAGCTTCAACATCTAAGCAGTTCGTACGTTTTGATGATGCTAACGCTGATATCGTAGGTGCGTTTGACGATATGAAACAGGAAATGCTTTTAAACGGACGTAGATTACCAAACAAATTATGCTTAGGATATAAGACATTTAAAGCGATCAAGAATCATCCACAGTTCTTAGATCGAGTTGTTGGTTCAGGATCAACACCAAACCCAGCACTTGTAGACGAACAGGTAATTGCAGCGATCCTTGGATTTGAAGAGGTTAAAGTATTATATTCAACATATAATGCAGCAGAGATCGGTCAGAAAGCCGATATGAAGTTTGTTTTTGACGACAGCAGTGCATTAATGACTTATGCACCAAAAGAGGTATCTCTGGAAGAACCATCTGCCGGTTATATCTATACATGGGATATGTTAGGCAACGGACAGTGGATGGCTACATCACAGTATGACGGAGAAGGTGGAACACATACAGAGTTCATCGAAGGACTTATGGCAACTGATATGAAGAAAACTTCCGATGATCTCGCAACATTCTTAACAGGATGTGTAGCTGAGTAGGAGGTGCCTAGTATGAATTATGTTGCATTAAAGCCAGTTAATTTTGGCGGCAGGCAGTATAAGGCCGGAGAGAATATTCCAGAGGGTGTCGTAGATGAACGACGCTCTCTCTTTTTAAAGAAGTCTGGACACATTGCAGAAGTAGCGAGCGTAAATGGAGCGTATGCAGAGGATTTGAATGTTAACCCTAACACTTTATCAATTCCTTTATTACAATCTAAGCACGAGCTTGCAGTGAACGCACAGCAGTTATTACAGTTCTTTGCCACAATTCAGAAAACAATGGAAGAGGCAAAAATTGAGATTGCGACCATGACAGAGGAAGATGCACCGGTTTTACAGCTGTTACATGAGATTGATTCGAGAAAAGGAATCAAGGCAGCAGTTGAAACAAGACTTGCTGATCTTTCCACTGATACTGATATTAATCAGGAATCAGAAGCAGTAGAAGAAACCGAAGAACCAGCAGAACAGCCGGAAGGTGGCGAGGAGAATGACGTATAACTATTTTCCAGATGAGATCAATACAAATGATGTTATGAAGATGCGGTTCGAATTGGCGGATACTGATGTATCAAAGGATGAAATGTCAGCTGCACTTTCCGATGAAGAGATCACAGCTGTATTAGAGCAGTATCCAGACAATTTTAAGATGGCAAAACTGAAATTGCTAGAACATATGATGTTCAAATACGGACAGGACGTAGACAACAGTGTTGGTCCTGTCTCTTTTAATTTTGGTAATCGAATGAATTTCTGGAAACAGCTTTATGATGATCTGAAAAAAGAAATTGCATCTTCCAGTGTTGGAATCAAGCCGTATGAGAATGAAAAACGAGAGTATTTTTACGTTGGTATGATGAATCATCCTGGAGGTGGACGCTTTTGAAAATGACATCAATCGGTAGACCATATCAATATATGCAGTCTTTCCGTGTTTACTGGCAAGATACAGAAGTCATGGACGATGGCATGGTTGTAAAGGGTAATGAAAAAGAAGCCCCTGATGCGATCATAGACGGTATACTAGCCGAAGCAGATATGAAGACAATGGAAATCTGGAAACAAAACCAGACTCCGATCAGTCATACGATTGTGTCTTACCATCCAGTGGTTAAGCTAAGTAAGAACGATGTGTTACTGCTTGGCGATGATCCGTGTCATGATCGTAAGTTTATCGTGAAGGGTACAAAAGATCCAGCTGGAACAGGGCAGTTTTCCATCTATTATGTATTAGAAAGAAGTGATACAGATGGGCGTAGAAGCTGAATTTCAAGCATGTGCAAAGAATCTTGATGAAAGTATCAAAAGAGAGATGATGCGAAAGGGTGCAATGGCAACAAACACCCTTAGAAATATTGAGATCGAAGTATTGTCGAAAGGCGGTTCTGGAAAGAAATACAAACGGCTTCCGAATAGATCATCCGCACCGGGAGAAACACCAGCACCACAGTCTGGTAATTTACGTCAAGATTGGAACGATGAAACCTTGATTGAAGGGAACAGAGTTACAAGTCGCTTGAAAAGTAATGTTAAATATGCTGGATGGCTGGAGGATGGCACAAAAAAGATGGCTAAACGACCATTTATTGATCCAATTAAGAAGAAAGCAGAGCCGGAGATTGTAAAGATCTTCGGCTCAGATTTTGAGGTAACTCTATGAAAGAAATAATTTACAAGTATTTAAAAAGCCTGAATATTAACGGATTGGCTGCGTTCAAAAATGGACCAGCAATCTTTTTAGATCAGGCACCCGATGATTCCGATTCAAGGTGGAACGGCTCACAATATGGACGTATCATTTATGGATTGAATCTGAAAGATGATTCAGAACGTAAGGTTTCTGGAACAATGGAGATCGCAGTTGCATATCTGTTTGACAATAAAGGTTATTCAAACTTGCTTGAAGCGAAAAACATCTTAAAAAAAGCATTTGAGGGCGTTTTTTTAACTGATGCAGATACAACCATTTCTCTTGTGTGGAGAAAAACTGAATCTTTTCAGGAAGCACTTGAGGGACAAACGGATGTAGAGGTATGCGGATCAATACTGACATTTGATGCATACGCATTTCCAAAACATTCGTATCTTCCTTTGGATGCTGTAAGTTCTTTGGCGAAACACATTGATGAGAACTGGAATGTGACAGTAATCAACAACACGGAGCTTGACGAAATCTGGAAGCCGGATGATGAAGAGGTTGTCGTTTATACGAGGCTGGATTCTATGCAGCCCGGAACGTTCCCATCGACATATGCTTGTACGTGGTTTACAAATAACATCAAAGTTCATGTGATCTCTGGATCAGATGTGAACGCAGATCAGTTTGTTATGAACTTACTTCAAAACTTACAGGAAAAAGAAAGGTTCGCCATGAATGACGGATCGCCGTTCTTTGTAAATCAATTAGCGTACAGCACGAAGCTTGATCCTTTAAGAGATGGACAGGTAACAGTAAGAGGTCAGTACGGAAAGCTTAGAGAAATGGACGAAGAATCAGAAGAAATAAAAGGAATTACAATAAATTAGGAGGTAGCAATGGCAGAAAAGAAAGAAGCAATGCCAGAAGTTGCTTACACTGTGGACGAGTATGCAGAAAATCCACAGGTATTAGGAGTATCAGAAGATATTATCCGAACAGCATTTGCGAAAGCTGGCATTAGAGAAGCAGCACAGAGTACAGCAAAGAAACTTGTAGATACATTTAGAAAGAAGGAGGTGTAGAGACTTGTCTGGGTTATTTTTAAAAGGCGAGAAGAAAGAAAGAGCTGGTGTCTATCGCAGACATGAGCAGATCACGAACAATGGTGTAGCATCTGCAATGAATGGAGTGTTCTGTATTCCAGTTCATGCAGACTTTGGACCGGTTGGAGAGATTCAGAAGATCACTTCTAAGACCGATATTTTTTCTCTTTATATGGAGAGCGGAACAATTGATGCAGCAGCAGCCTTGTTTAGTGCTGGAGCAAACACTGTATATTTATACCGCCTTGGAACTGGTGGAAAAGAGGGAAGCGTATCTTTACAGACAACGACTTCCACAAATGCAGTCACATTAAAGACAAAATATCCTACAGCCTTAAAGTTCTCTGTAACTTTAAAACAGAAGTTAGGAGATGCAACAACAAAAGAACTTTCTGTATATAATGGGGCAACACTGGTTGAGAAAGTAAGCTTTGTTGCTGGAACTGGTGTGAATGAGGCCGCAAACCTTGTGGAAGCAATGAAAGACAGTAAGTATTTATCCGCAGAACTTGTTTCCGGAGCAACTGGAATCATGCAGACAGTTACACAGCAGGCGTTAATTGATGGAACAGCCCCAAGCGTTACAACCGAAGATTACAGCAATGCTTTTAATGCTTTTGAGGCATACGCATGGAATGTCATGATTCTTGATACTGTCGAAGAAGATGTTAAGACATTGGCGAAAACGTATATGGATCGTATTCATTCAAACGGAGCATTAGGTATCTGTGTACTTGGAGAAACAGCTGGAAAATCCCTTGCAACAAGAATGGCGAATGCTAAGTCTTATAATGCACCATATTTCATTTACTGTGGCAGTGGTTATTATAATACCGCCGGAGACAGAGTAGAGGGATATCTTGCGGCGGCAGTACAGGGTGGTGTGATTGGTTGTAAGGATTCCAGTACGTCAATCGTTCATACGGAGATTCCTGATGCGGAATCATGCATTGAACAGCTGACAAACGAGCAGTATGTCAATGCGATTAAATCAGGATTGCTTCTGTTATCCGAAGGACAGGAAGGACAGGTCTGGTTTGATTCTGGAGTTAATACATACACAGTGTTAAATGAGGACGACGACGAGGGCTGGAAGAAGATTAAACGTACAGCGGTTCGTTATGAAGCCTTTGATCGTATTAACCGCACGTTAGAACCACTGATCGGAAAGATCAGTAATACATCTGATGGCGTTGATAACGTGATTCAGGAAGCTAAAAAAGTACTGGCTGAGATGAACAGAGAAGGAAAGATCTTAGATACCTACGAATTTTATGAGGATACAGAAAATCCACATGCAGCGGATTATGCATACTTTATTATCCGCATTGATGACGTTGACAGTATGGAAAAGATCTACTTAACATATCAGTTCCAGTATATTTCACAGTAGGAGGTGTTATAGATGAGTGGAAAAGGTTTTGATACTAGAAAACTGATGACAGGAAAAGACGGAAAGCTCTATATCACAGTGGATGGCGTTTCTATCTGGTTTGCTTCTGTAGAAGAGTTTTCTATTGGGATGAATGTTTCTAATGTAGATTTCCATCCGGCTGGAGATGTACAGACATATGGAGTTCCGGATAGTGTTAAATTTACAGCATCATTCACGGAAGCTGTGGTAAGAGATGATCTTACAATTGTTCCAATTTTGAATGCGATTAAAAGCGGAAAATTCCCTATTTTTTCTCTCCAAGGTGGTGCAACAGAACCACTGGCAGGTGGGGAAAGCAAATTCTTGCTGGATGAATGCATTCTTGATGGAGATACAAATATCCTTGATGTTAAACCAGGCGAAGTTATTAAGAGACAGATGCAGTTTATTGTAAATAGTGTACCAGACTGCATTAAATCATTAGCAGCATAAAGAAAGGAAAAAATTAAATGGCAGAGAAGAAAGAAACAAAAATCGAAGTAACAGAAGAAAATGAAATGGATCTTATCACTGGTTTGTTAAAAGCAGCAGAGTATAAGACAGAGGTAAGTCAGACATTAAATATTCAGAGAAACGGACAGAAATTATTTAAGTTCGATGTTCGTCCATTATCCTTTGACGAGATCACAGATTGCAGAAAGAGAGCAACAACTTATATGCCAAATCCGGCTGGTGCTACACTTCCATTGATTGAGAAAAGTGTAAGCAACGCAGACTACATGGCATGGCAGATTTACACTGCAACAGTTCCAGATAGTGACGGAACAAAATTCTGGGATAATCCAGCGTTGAAAGAAGGACTTAATAAAGCCGGACATATGGTTATGATACAGTCTGAAATCATTAAGGAAATCCTTACAGCCGGAGAACTTGAAGCTGTCAGTGGACAGATCGAAGAATTGTCTGGTAGTGGTGCAAACGTTGTAGACTATGCAAAAAACTAATTAAATCCAGTCCGTTAGCTTCTCTGCTCGCAGAAAATTATTTACGGACTGGAATGTTACCATCAAAAGCCCTTGATCTCCCAGAAGGAGAGAGGGCTTTTATCTTTGCAACACTTTTAATAGCTATGGAGGGAGGCGATGCATAGGTGGCAGACAAAGAAATAGTAATTGACGTTGTATCGAAGTATACAGATCATGCATCGCAAGGACTGAATCAGACAGGGAAAGATGCTGAAAAGGTTGGGAAAGAGCTTGACGATCTGGGAAAGAAAAAGCCAAGGATTCATGTAGATGCGGATGATAAAGCAAAGCCAAAGCTTGATAAAACACGAAAAGAAAGTGAAAATCTAGGCAAGAAACGACCAAAGATTCATGTTGATGCAGACGACAAGGCAAAGCCAAAACTAGACAGAACACGCAAAGAGAGTGAAAAACTAGGTAAGGAACGACCGAAAATTCAAGTTGATGCGGACGATAAGGCAACTCCAAAAATTAAGAGGATCACATCGTCCGGGTTGAAGTTTGGCAGAATGTCTTTTACCGCAGCGGTTAAGATTAAAGACTTTGCAACGACCAAGTTAAGTGATCTTAAAGCAAAAGTATTTAATGTCAAAAATGCCGTTGCTGGAGCATTTGCAGCGGTAGGGATTGGACAAACAATCAAAACCTCTATTGATCTGGAAGTGCAGCAGCAGAACTTGGAATCATCGTTCGAGGTATTACTTGGAAGTAAGAGGAAAGCCCAGAAGCGAATAGATGATCTGACAACGTTTGCTGGTAGTACCCCATTTACGAGGGATGAAATTTATAAAGCATCTCGTACCTTACAGGTATTTACTGGAAATGCATTATCAACTGGAAAAGGCTTAAAGATGGTTGGAGACGTTGCAGCTGGTACGAACAATGAGTTCTCGGATGTAGCTTTATGGGTTGGTCGTATGTACGATGGAATGAAGAACCACCAGACAATCGGAGAAGCTACCGCAGCGTTACAGGAAATGGGTGCTATTTCAGGACAGGACAGAACAAAACTGGAAGCACTTGCAGCGTCAAACAAGAAAATCAGCCAGACATGGCCGCAAGCAATGAAAGCCTTTCAGAAGTATGACGGACTGATGGAAAAGCAGAGCGATAACCTTGGAAACCTGATGCTGGGTGTTAAGTCATTTGTTACAAATAACGTATTTAAGAAACTTGGTAAAGGTTTGGGAGATGGTATTTCTCCCGGACTTCGTAAATTCCGTCAATGGAGATCAGAGAACAAAGAACTGATTGCACAAATGGGATCAGGAATCGAAAAGTTTTCAGCACAAATTTCTGGAAAAGCCGTTGATGCAGTGTCAAATCTGGCAGAAAAGGCGAATAAAGTCTTTCAGAGTGATAAGTTTAAAAATGCCTCAATCAGTGGAAAGATTAACATTGCATGGCAAGAGATGATCGGCGACCCATTTTCGCAATGGTGGGAATCAAGCGGAAAGCCAGCGATTGTTAAAAAGGTATCTGGTATAGGCAAGGATATCGTTAAAGCCGGAGGCAACTGGTTTAAAGAATCGCTTAAGGATTTATTGCCCGGTGGAGATAAAGCCGGAATTGAGGACTATATTGCTGGTGGGCTGGCAATTAAACTTGGTTCTAATTTGTTTAAAGGTGGGAAATGGTTAACAGACCTAGTTACCGGAGGAACTGGCAGTGGTTCGGGGAATCCGTTAGGAGAATCTGTTGGTCTTATGAATGTATCCGCCTCTGTTGTAAATGTTAACGGAGGAATTGGAAACGGAAGTCCTACGATACCGGGTACATCTGGTGGTGGAGGAAATACCACACAGACAACAAATCCTACAACACAGTCTGGACCAACAAGGGCACCGGGTGGCTTATTTGGTTTAGGCGGTTCAGGTGTCACACTGAAAAATGGAGAGACTGTTGCGGCGACTGGATGGAAAGCATTTCTTGGAAATGTCGGTGTAAAACTTGGATCAGGTGCAACGACAGCTGGTGGTGCAGCTACAGTTGGTGGTGCTTCATTGCTAGGTGGAGTTTTAGGACTTGCCGGAATAGGAAGTGCAGCCGGTAATATTTACAATGCAGTAACTTCCAAAGATTCAGCTACGAAGAAGAAGGAAGCCTATAGAGGTGGTACGAAACTCGGAATGGTTGGAGGTGGAGCTGCAACAGGAGCAGCCATTGGAGCAGCTTTTGGCGGTGTTGGGGCAGTTCCGGGAGCATTGATTGGAGCTGGTGTCGGTGGACTTGGGGCAATCTTTAAAGGAAATAAGTTCGGCGATTCCCTTAGAAAATTTGTATCTGGAAGAAAAGAAGCCTTAAAGAACAGTAATTCTATGACAGCTAAGAATCAGGAATACTGGAAATACAGTAAAGAGAGTATTAGCAGTGTCAATCCAAAAGAGGCGAAGTATAAAGAGCTGGCAAGTTCCGTACAGAAAGCCTATGAGGAGAACAAGAAGAATACAAAACAAACGAATGTCGGTTCAAAGACAACAAAGGTTTTTTCTGGTGCTACGAATGCGGCTGGTGGAAAGGTTAGCGGTTTAGGATCAATGTCAGCATCCACAGGTGGAATGCTTGGAACGATGGGTTCTATGTCACTTGCAGCTGGCGGTAATCTGCAAAGTGCTGGAAGTTCTGCATTATCACTTGCTGGAGCTTTGGCATCCGCAGCCTCAACGATTGCATCCGCAGCAAGTACAACCGCTGCACAAGCAAGTGCGATCAAAAGTATTACTAGCGGAAGTTATCTAAGTAATAGCGGTTCTTCAAAATCTGGTAAAAAGAAAACAAGCAAAAAGACATCATCCGCACCGAAATTACAGACAGCCTTACCGAAAAATGGGAAGTTCTTTCATAATGCGAAAGGTAGCTTGGTAAGAGGACATATCGTTTCAGAGCTTGGAGAAGATGGAAACGAAATGGTTATTCCACTTTCTAAACATCGAAGCCGAGCATTATCCTTGTGGAATCAGGCAGGGCAGATTTTAGGCGTTACAAAACATGCCAAGGGTGGAATTGTTGGCGGTTCAGCTAAGACAGGAGCAACGGCATCATCTGGAAGCAGTCAGACAGTCATTAATGTTGGCGGAATTACGATCAGCGTAAATGGCAGTGGAAGCATCGTAGATGATATTAAGAACGCCAAAGGAGAGATTGCTGATACAATCATGCAGGCGATTGCAGATGCCGTAGGATCAACAGCAAGTAACAGGACAGCGGAGGTTATGTGATGGACATATATATTACTGGTAAAAATGCAAAGGGAGCGAATCAAAAGATTCAGATTCCAGTCATTCCAGAGGAAATTGAAACGTCGTTAGATGGAAAATTTGCAGAGTATGATATTTATAGATTCGGGCAGATCAACGTACCGAATGGTAAAAACTTGTCAGAGCTTGGCTGGGATTGTTTTTTGCCCGGAGAATCAAGGAAAGGCATGAAATTTGTTCGTAAGTGGACTGATCCGGCAGTGTTGGATGCGTTGCTGAATTATTGGACTGTTCATGGGACAGTGGTAAATGTATGTATTACAGGAACAAAGATCAATAAAGACATGATGATCTCCCAGTACGTTTCCACGATTAAAAGTCTGAAAGATTATTATTATACAATCAGATTTATTGATTATGAGAAAATCAGCGTATCATCAAGTAAACGTAAGCGAAAGACAACCAAAGTGACGAAGAAAAAAGTAACTGTCAAAAAGGGACAGACATTGCGTAAGCTCGCAAAGAAATATCTTGGATCAAGTAAAAAGTACAAGCTGATTTATAATGCCAACAAGAAACTGATTGATGCAAGGAACAAAAAGGAACGCAAGAAACATCCGAAAAAGAAGATCAGCAAATATACGATCTATAAAGGACAAGTACTTGTGATCCCTGTTCCAAGCAGTAAATCAGTTTCAAATTCTAAGGTTACTGAATTAAAGAAAGCAATGAATAAAGACGGCTATTCTAAATTGAAGGTAGACAAGAAACTGACTTCCACTATGAAAGCTGCCATGAAGAAGATTAAGATTCGGAGAGGCAGACGAGGACAGGTCGTTAAGTTTGTGCAGAAAATTGTTGGAACTAAACAAGATGGAATTTACGGCTCCAAGACAGCAGCGGCGGTCAAAAGATATCAGCGAAAGCATAAATTAACTGTTGACGGCGTTGTAAGTTATAAAACTTTATTAAAGATGATCGGAGGATAAAATCATGGCAAGTTTGGCAAATCCACAGTATAAAGCCGTGGTAAAGACATCTTCCGGCAAGGAATATGATCTTTTTAAGTCACGAGTTATTTTAGATTTGACGATCTCTGATGATCCCGATTCTTTGGCAAAAGAAGTCAGCCTGACAGTAATGAATGCCGTTCAAAATGGGGCTACACTGTCAACCTTGATACAGCCGTCAGACCGACTATATATTTCAGCTGATGTCGGCAGTGGGTATTTTGAAGTGTTTCGAGGCGTAATCTGGGAAAATGACAGAGTTACCGATACCGAGAGGAAAGTAACGTTCACAGCCTATGATTATCTCATTTATATGATGAAATCACAGGACTATTTTTATTACAAGTCAGGACTTAGTACAAAAGAGATCGTAAAGAAAATCTGTACCGCTTGGAAACTGAAATTGAGCTATAGTTATGGCTCGATTAAAAACAAAAGAATCAAGCCAGTGCAGAAGAATATCGGCGATATGATTATATACGTGCTTAACAAGGCAAAGAAAAGTATTTCAAGCCGTTATATTTTCACGATCGAAGGAACGACTGTGGTTATAAAGTATGCAAATAAAAATTCGACGATTTATAAGCTGATAGAAGGGAAGAACGTTATATCCATTGAACTGAAAATAACGATGGAGGATATCGTTACCAAAATAAAAATCTATGGAGAGTCGAAGAAAAATTCAATCCCTCGGCTTGCAACAGTATCTAAGAATACATCGAAGTTTGGTACGATTCAAGATATCATGGACAAGGATAAGAAAGAAAAGCTGTCAAAGATCAAAAAACAGGCACAAAATAAGCTTAAAAGCAGTGCAAAAGTCAAACGTGAGTACACAATTACAGCGATCAGCAACCCTAAAATCAAACGAGGGGATACAGTCTATATTGAATGCGGTACAGCTGGAATCAAAGGAAATAAAACAGTAAAAAGTATATCGCATGACTGTGTTGCCGGAACGATGGATGTTGTCTTTTATTAAGGAGATCGTTATTTATGAAACAAGATGGAAGAAAAAATTTTATTCGAATGATCGAACAGATTTCGAGAGGAAATAACAGCGAAGCAGTAAATATTATTGCAGAACTTGGAACGATGAAAGCTGGTGGCGTTCTTCCCGATTCTTACCCAGAAGGATCAGAACCAGACGATGATTACTTAGTATTATCTGGGATAGAGACAGCAACAGGCGACAGGGTTTTATTGATCTGGACAGATGCAGAGGAACTTATTGTAGTTGGAAAGGTAGAAGGAGGTGGAGACGATGCCGGATAATCTTTTTCCAGAGGAATACGACAATGACGAGGAATATTTAGACGATGAAGATAACGAAGGAACCGAGGAAGAAAATACAGAGGACGACGAAGATGCAGGTTATAAGCCGAGCATCTTTTTTGATTTTGACACAGGCGACTTTGTTACACTTCACGACGGAAAATTAAAAGAGGCATCCGGGTTCGAAGCGTGGATGCAATGGTGTCAGAAAACAATTATGACACAACGATATGCACATGAAGGCTATTCCACCGACATAGGGATTGATTATGAAAGTGCCTTACAAGCGGATAGTCGGGAAGAGGCAGAAAGTATCTTGCAAAGAGAGATAGAAGAGGCACTGATGGCTGATCCGTCAGAGAGAACATTGTACGTTGGAAACATTTCGTTTCAATGGGAAGCAGATCATTGTCTTGTAACAGTACAGGTACAGGGAATCGACGGAGACACAGAAATAACAGCAAGTTTTAAAAGTGAGGTGGGCTAAAAATGGCATTGGAAGCAGAAGAAATGGAACTTCCAGATTTTCTTGAAAATTCAAGCGAAGATGAAATTCATGAGAAAATGCTGGGGAATCTTCCAGATGATATTGATAAATCAGAGGGCGGTTTTCCGTGGGATTTTACACGTCCGACAGCAATAGAACTTTCGGAACTTAAAGAATATGTTCTTGTAGAAGTTTTAAAGTGCCTTTTTCCGGCTACCTGTGAAGAATCATATTTATTAGATTATCACGCAGACGAGCGAGGAGGAATGGTGCGAAGGGAAGCAGTTAACGCTTCGGGGTATGTAACAATTACAGCAAAAGCAGGACTTGTAATCCCCCTTGGCTATGGATTCTCAACCGAGGCTGATGATGAAGGAAATACCATCGAGTTTGTAACGATTGAAGAAGCTACAGTTGATACTCTTGGAAATGCAAAAATACCAATTGAAGCAGTCGAAGGGGGAGCTGATAGCAATGTTGGAGCAAACACAATTGTATTACACACCGGGGACGAAAATGGAGAACTTCTCGATGAGATTATATCTGTAACAAATGATGAGCCGATCACTGGTGGTTTGGATGAAGAGGACGATGATACTTTGAGAGAGAGAATCGTTGCATACGATCAAAGTCAGGACGTTTCCTTTATAGGAAATGTAGCCGATTACAAACGATGGGCATTGTCGGTCGCTGGTGTAGGTGCTGCAACTGTTATATCGGCAAAGGATACATCTGGGACAGTTAAGATCATCCTGTTAGATCAGAATGGACAGCCGGCATCAAAGCAGATTCAGAATGCCGTTTATGATTATATTATGAGTCCAGACGATGGAGAAGCACGTTTAGCACCGACGAATGCCGTTTTAGAAATAACGACACCTGATACAGTTACGATTAATGTATCGGCGATTGTATATCTGAAAGAAGGAACGATTCGAGAGGTACAAGACAGTTTCAAGACAGCATTGCAGGCATACTTGCTGAATGTATCTTCAAATGCAACTGATAATGTTGCCAGAATATCAGCGATCAACTCACTGCTTAGTTCCATATCAGCTGTTTATGATTATGAGGACGTGCAGATAAACGATGCGGTCAAAAACGTTGAGTTTGAATCTGGACAAATGCCTGTCCTTGGAACTGTAACATTAACGGAGGGCTGATCTTATGTGGTACAAAACAGAACTTATGGAACAAATCTTAACCAGTGAGAGTGCGAAGAGAATGATTGATTATGTATCTCCTATTTACGGAGAATCAAGAATCGGTCTTTGGTTGTTTCAGGTCATTGGCTTGGAATTAGACGATGTACAAGAGATATGCGAAGACATTTACGATCAAATGTTTATAAGTCGTGCCACATGGTCGTTGCCGTACTGGGAAAAGGCGTATGGAATAACACCTCTCTCAGATCAGACAATTGAGCAAAGACGGCAGCAGATAAAGCAAAGACGAGAGAAAAAGGCTTTGAATCCAGCACGTTTTGAAAAGATTTTATCATCTTTGAGCGGTGTTGAAGCAAAGATCGTAGAAAATACTGGAAAGAATACATTTCAAGTAATTTTTTACGGAACAGTCAATAACTATGATGAAGTATTAAGAAGAATCGAGCAATTAAAACCGGCACATCTTATATGTGATGTTCACGTTTCAGAGGTCAGTGAATCAGAAACGAATATTAATTATGTGATCGTGTCAAGTTCATGCGAGTATTCTTCAGTAATTATTAGCGAGGTATAAGTATGTGGGATAATACGATAATTACAGACAAAGGAATTGAGCTTTTAAAAAATGCTCTGAATGGCGAAGAGATTAACATAACCTTTATAAAAGCTGGGGCTGGAAAAGTAGACGTAAATGCATTAAAAAGTCAGACAGATGTTTCAGAGATAAAACAAATTGGAACAATCCAAGACATAACAACCGCTTCGGATGGAACGATTAAGATTGGAGTGTTGTTTTCTAATATTGGCTTAAAAGCTGGGTATCTTATGACACAGCTGGGTATTTATGCAACGGATTCGTATGGAGAAACGATACTATTTGCAATTTCGCAAAATTCAACAGGTAAGGAAGTTCCATCGGAAGCATCTATGCCGGCATGGTCGCTGGTACATGACTTTTACATCAAGTTAAGTAATGATGTAAGCATAACAACGACAATTGATCCAGAGGGATACGTTACTTTTGGAACTCTACAGGATGAGTTGGAAAAGCAGCAACCTAAAGATACAGGCTGGATAACTGTTAGTAACTTTAAGAATGGATGTACTCATTATGGAGATAATAGCTTAGTTAGAGTACGTCAGTATGGAAAAATGGTATATATCGTAGGATCAGTTAAAAATAAAGATAAATTAGGTACAGCACAAACTAGTAGTGGGATTCCTGACATAGCAATGTTTCAACTTCCAGATGAGATAATAATACCTAGAGAAAATGTTCGTTTTCTTCAACAAGGAAGTGGAGCTAATAGATTTTCGTTGGTTATTGATACGGATAGAGTCGTTTCAATAGGACGATATGGAACTACAGCTTGTATTGATGTTCCAGAAAATTCTTGGCTGAATGTAGCATGTTCTTATTTTGCATATTAGGAGTATAGCCTATGATGAAAATAAGAGCCCCATGCAATTAAAAGAGAAAAAGCAAAATTGTAAAATAACACAAAGCCTATAATGAAAGGGGAAAAATTATGGCAGTAAAAACAGTACAAACCGTCATTAACGGACAGACATATACACTTACA